TCCCCCTTGTCCAAAATAAATTGACTACAGCTCGTATCCTCCCTGTAGGTTTTCATATGCATCCACATATTCATAAGATCATTATAGTACCACGATACCCATGTGTCATACTCCATGGGTTTATTGCGTGGTATTATAAGTTCTTCTTCACTCGTCTCGGTTTCATTATCGCTATCGATTCTCGTTTCGTCTACGTACTGTGACCACACCATTTTGTTAGTCAGCTGGATTCTTTTTTATACCGGTTAATGAAATACTTTGGGTCTCCTTTGGTTCTAGTCTGTTTGTTATGTAATCCATTATCTCCTTAACTTTGTTTTCGTCTCCCTGATAGTACTCGAACAGCCCCTCTTCCACCGCCTTCTTCGTGAGTGTTGGCTTCCTGGATGCTGCCTTATATTTGACCTTCCCCTGTCTCATGTTCACTGTATCCAACTTCTGAACTCTCATGTAGTTCTTTATGTAGGTGTTAAGCTCCTTCTCACGTGTCGTCAAAATCTTCATATCCTTCCTGACATCCACAAGCTGCTGTTTGAGTTGAACCCACTCCGACATCTTCGTTTTGAATTCTTCTGATATCTCAGCCATATAGTACTCAACTCTATATTACTTTAAGTACAGATGCGGCGTTGCATAAGGTCTGGTACAATAGTTGAGTTATTCCAGACGTATGGCTGCTTTGGGTTCGGTGGCTCCGCGCGGACCTGCTGGTTCGCGTTACGCAGCGTTCCTCCGATGGTCTCTGGGATTCCGATCTGCCCGCGTGGGTCTAGAAAGTTCTGACCCTTTAGAATCTTTTCTGGTGCAAACTGCCCAAAGTCCTCCTGAGAAGCGATCTCACGCGGAAGAAGAGATGACGCGAGACCGGTACCACTATTGGCCGCGCACCGAGGTACGCGGTTCTTCTTCTTCTTATTTGCGTTCGAAACATCAATCAATGCGTATTGAGGTTCACCGATTGTGTACTTTGATTTCTGGTTACAGAACATGTACACTAGAAAGAGGGCTACAACTGCAAAAACTACCATAGACTTTCCTCTGTTATTCATCTTTACTATACACCGAATATAATTTTTTCTAGATGTAGTCTTCGTCCTGTTCCTGTTCCTGATCCTGATCCGTCTCGTCAAACATATATTCATCTGGATAGAGCTTCTTCGGTGGAGGCCTCACCCTCACCTGGGCCAAACGCCAGATAGGACCAAATGTCTTCTTCATAAACCATAGACCAGAAAATTCAAGAATAACATCACATGTCTTGTCAACGATATCTTCTTCTGAGACTGGATTCTTCTCATGATCAAAGTACCGGGTAACAACCTTACCGCCCACGGTCGCCTTGTTGACATTCATATTCCCGTCCACCAAGCTCTTTACATACGCCGTCTCCAGAGTCTTCTCCTGAACCTTTTTACCAAACCAGGTTTCGCTGTGTTCGTTGGCGGCTTGGAGGTTTTGGGAATCGATGTCTCCGATTTTGCTCCATTGACCCTCGGAAACCTGAAGAGTCCCCCCTTCTGACAAAACACATTTGTTAAGTTGGACCATAATACGCGTCGAGTCATCACGAGATGCCTTTACGTAGTAACGTCCGTCTGATGTTTGTTTGGGTTCTTCGTAGTGCATTTATATCATAAGACGTGAATCCTTTAAACCAACATAGGGTATGACAGCCGCCTTTGTAAGTATCTCCATAGGAAGCCAGTTGTCCCGCAGCGGATTATAACTTCTTGGAAGTCTGTTGAGTTTTTCTCCGCCATTGTTGGGTCTGTAGTTGTACTTGTTCCGTACATATTCTGGATTGTCGTTTATAATCCATTGGTTTGTATTCACATCAAACCTGTACCTACCAGATGTTCTGCTGAAATCTTTCAACTTCAGATTGGGTGGTCCAACAACGCCCTCGGTGGAAAATAACTTTCTGACCTTGGACAGACTGGGCACGGAGGTTCTTTCCACATATTTATACGGGTTCACACGCATCGCGCGACTGATAACAGTTTCGAGAGATATTCTAGGTTTACGCTGTCTGTTGGGTGTTCTGGGGATCTTATTAAGAATGGAACCAGTCGGTGTCAGGCCGAGTACCTTTTCTGAGAAAACCGCTACCCTCTTCTTGTCCTTTTCGAGTTTACCCGGTCGAAGACCGAGCTTCTGAAGGGTGAGCACATCTTCGATGAGAAATCGTTTGGATGCAACGGGAACGGACCCCTTTTCTACGAATGAAACATCTGAACCAAATTCACCGGGTCTCATGATGGCCATGTCCAGCAGACCACCCAAGGGACCGCTTGTGAGCTGAAGGTCTACGGCAAACAGTTCAACGTCTATGAGTACATCTTCCGGAACCGCTGCGTTCTTGTTCTTCTGCTTCTTCTTGGGAATAAGAGTGTATCTTCGAGTCAAATAGGGCTCTTCCGACCTCACCCGAATGTTGAGGAACCTGAATAACTTTGTATTCTTGAATGTGTCAAGGCGATTTTTTATTCTATTCTCGTATCTTTTACACATGCACCCGACATAGTTCCACAACAGGAGCTTCACACACTGTAGGTATCCAAAATATTTTGATTCGTCTGCATTCAGGATGGGAATAAACTTAGTGTCGATATCGGAAGTGACTATTCTGTCCTCGCGGGGCAGATATATGTTGAATGCCTCACCACCCGAAATTCCTAGATCACCGTAGGGCTTTACAAAGTTTGCTACGTCCTTCACCATTTCAATCAATATATCCCTTACAGCGTCTGTTACAACAGAATAGCGAACCGATTTGTCTATTTCTCCGTATACACGCTCAACGCGTTTTCTGAACTTGGTGATTTCATTGTTTGCATAGTATCTTTTGAGTGTTGCATCACCCCGAAACAATTTATCGTCCAGAAAATCCTCTATGGTCTTTTCCGAATAATATTTAGTGTCCATTATTATATAATCATATTTTAAATGAAGTTGGACTGTAGTCTCGAAGAATGCAGAACACGTCAGGACTGTAAATGCTACGCATATGACGACGGTCTACCCGAACAACAATTTTGCGCCTACGAAAAGAACGGTCAGCTGTATCCGTGTGAAATGGGCTGTTGCGGCCAAGGGTGTCCAGGAAGCTGTCGCGATGTTGCGTTTACTCCACCGACCAAACGGAGCTCACCACCGGTCACACCCGTCTTCAGGAGGAATAGGTTCTACATTTTACTGTTGATAGTGATTGCATTGGCTGTCATATCAACACTGCAACTGGTACTTAAAGGTTGTACATCTAGTATCAAAAATGGAAACAGTACTTGAAGAACTCACTGCAATCCGCGCCGAACTCAAGGCTCTGAGCAAGCTTGTTCGCAAGGTCAGGACCTTTCAGGAGGATCCCACTGGTGAAAAGACGAAGGAGCGTTCCGCGAATAACGGGTTCAAGAGGCCTCAGAACATTTCAGAAAAGCTTCGGGGATTTTTGGGACTTCCCAAGGGTGAGTTGATTTCCAGGAGTGACGTGACCAAGAAGATCAACGAGTATGTGAAGGCCAATAGTTTGAATCACCCCGACAACGGCAGAATCATTGTATTGGATGATAAGCTCAAGGCTCTTCTGAATCCTCCCGAGGGTGTTCAGATCACTTTTCTGAACATTCAAAAGTATTTGAGTCCGCACTATGTCAAGAATGACGACGAGCCCAAGCCGCTGAAGAGGCCATCTGTAAGGCTTAAAAAATAAACGTATAGTAAAAGAATGGAGAAGCGACCCCAATTGGACCGTACTGCCTTGGAGAAACTCATAGGAACAAAAGTGAACAATGTTGACTTGTACCTTCGAGCATTCACCCATAAATCTGCTCTCAAGAAATACGATCTCACAGAGTCTTTTGAGACCCTAGAATTTATGGGCGATTCTGTCTTAGGTTTTGTAATAACAAAGTTGTTATTTGACAAATATGAGGAACATCAGGAGGGCTTTCTTACAAAGGCCAGAACAAAACTGGTCCGCGGAAAGACGCTGGCACATATAGCACGTACACTGGGTCTTCAGAATTGGGTTATCATGGATGACAAGGGTGTACGCAATCATTGGAATAACAATGATAATGTGTTGGAGGACGCGTTTGAGGCTCTGATAGGAGCTATATATCTTGATCTGGGGATGGTACATGCAAAAAAGTTCATACTGGGTATTTATGAGAATCCTTCTATTATAAATATGGAATACATCATGATAGATGATAATTACAAGGATCAATTAATGCGATACTGTCAAATGAACAAGTACGACCTACCGATGTATCCCATTAATTATCACACCAACGGAATGTTTCACGTATCTGTACTGATAAATGGTTCCTGTATGGGTTCGGGAGTGGCCAAAAATAAGAAACAGGCCGAGCAAATAGCTGCATATAACACACTGTTAAAGTTAAATTCTGTTTACATGTAAATGCATCCAGTGGTTGAAAAGCTCTTGCAAAATGAGTATGATGCACAGCGTTCCGAGGCGTGGCTCAAACTCAGGAATCAGATGCTCACCGCGTCCGACGCTGCGACGGCCATAGGGGAAAATCCATACGAAAAACCCGAGGATCTCATCCTTAAAAAGTGCGGACATAAGACGTTTGACGGCAACGCGGCGACGCAACATGGGAACAAGTATGAGGATGAGGCACGGGATATATATTGTGAACGCTATGGCGAAGTTGCGCATGAAATTGGACTGCATCCTCACCCCAAGTACACGTGGCTGGGTGGTAGTCCGGACGGTATCACCGAGTCTGGAAAACTTATCGAGATCAAGTGTCCGCTCAGGAGGAAGATAAAACCCGAGGTTCCCTCGTACTACATGCCACAGATACAGCTACTGTTGGATATTCTCGATCTCGAAGAGGCTGTATTTATCCAGTACAAGCCGTACGATCTCACATGGCCTTCTCCGGCAGAGTTTGAGGTCACCGAGGTCAAGAGGGATCGTG